ATCTTGACGAACCAAATCCATTAAAGCTGTTTTATCTAAGTTAAAGCTACCATAAGCGGCTTTTTTGCTTTCAGCATCAGCATCAGATTTAGGAGTTCTAGATTGTATTCTTTGCTCTAAATATTTAGCTAATTCTTGCTCTTTAGGATTAGACAAACCTTTATTTGTGCGTTTTGCCAAATAATCTTGAACAGCACCAGTATTAACCGAAGGGTCTTTTAATAAACCCATAATATTGCTATTAATCTGTTGCAAAGAAGGTATATGACCTAATTCGCTATTAGGATTTGTAAATTGGTCTTGAGCCTTAACCAATGAATTTTGAACCTGAGCTACACGAACATTAAAGTTTGCTGGCGACTCATTTGGAAGTTGCTGCATTTGAGTTCCAGCAGATGGCGCATTGGTAGGCAATCTTGTTTGTCCTTGTTGCTGGACAGGCTGATTTTGCTGGACAGGTTGATTTTGTTGAACAGGCTGATTTGGCTGAATTTCACTCAATGGTTGATTGCCTGCTGGTCTGCCACCACCAATAACTGTAGGTTGACCTGTAATAGGATTAGCAAATACTTGAGGAGTAATAGTTGTTGGTATTGCTTTGCCTACTTGCGTTCCTGGAGCTTGATTTGCAAGTTCAGGATTTCCTTGTGCAGTTGGCACAATAGCGCCACCAACATTTGTCATGGCAACATTAGGATTGGTTTTTTCCAATCTTTGTTGAGAATCCAAAACAGCTAATTGTTGATTGGTTAAAAATCTTTTTAAAGAAATAGGGTCATTTGTATTTGGCATACTCATTAAAAATTGCTTTAATGAAGCCTCGCTTCCACCAGCATTTTTATTAATTTCTTGAGCTTTATTAATAATTTTATCTTGGGTTAAATTAGGGTCTTTAATAAGGTCTGCAATATTATCAACAACATTTGTATGGTGGGCTTTAATTTGTTTTAATTGTTCTAAATTGGTTTTAATTTGCTGTTGTTTGGCTTCTTCTTCTGTTTTTGTAACTTCTGGCTGAAAAGTAGCTTGAGCTTTAGCAAGAGCTTGCTGGCTTGTTGCTATTCCTTGTCTAGTTGCTTGAATGTCTGTTAATTTACCTAAAGTAGAAAGCGCATTTGCATCAACAGGCGCACCCATTTGACCACCAGCATAACTAGGAGGCGTTGGAAGATTTACTGAAACAGGATTAAATGTTAATGGCATATTTATTCCTAGGTAACAATTTTAAATGTTGTAGAAGGATTTGGCGTAGAAATTGCCCCACTAGCAGTTCCATACATTGCATTTGTGCTATTAGCGGCAGCATTACCAGCGTTAATATTATTTCCAGCAAGAAGATTAGTTTGACCAGTATATAAATTAGCATTAGTTTGTGCTTGATTTGTATTAAGAGCAGCCAATTGAGCCCCTTGATTAGTGCTTAATCCTGCTTGAGCAGAGCCATACTGAGTTCCCAAATTAGCCATATTGCCGCCATAATTAGTTCCTAAGTTTGCAAGATTATTTCCATAACCAGTTGCCGCATTACCTATGGCAGCACCATAACCTGTATCTAAACCAGACAAAGCATTTCCTTGTCCTGTATATACATTTCCTTGACCAGCAGCCGCCAATTGACCAGCATTAGTTGTATTTTGCAAATTACCATAAATATTTTGTCTTTGGCTTTGATAATTATTAAATGCGTTTTGATAGGCATTTGCGGCAAAATTTTGAGTAAATGTATTTATGCCTTGTAAAGCATTACCACTTACTAAGCCGCCAGTTGCATTTAAAACATTTTGAACTTGACCTTGGCCTTGTTGTAACTGAAACGCATAATTAGGTGCTAAATTTGCTTGTAAATCAGCATTATTAAATTGATGCGTAGCATCTCCTGAGTTAATTAAATTGCTTAAAGCGTTAGCACCACTTGCTCCAGCATTAACATAAGGCTGATAACCAGCAGCAGCTTGCCCATAACCTTGATTTATTGCATTGGTGGCTGAATTAAAACCTTGATTTAAAGCGCCTGTGGTTGTGTTATAACCTTGACCCAAAGCGCCTGTAGCTGTGTTATATCCTTGGTTATATCCAGCAGCGCCTAAGTTATAACCATTATTAATTTGATTGCTGGCATTTCCAAATCCTTGATTAATATTTCCAATTGCAGTTCCATAGCCAGTATTAATAGCATTTTGCGCTTGGTTATAACCTTGATTAATTATGCCATTGGCGTTTGAATAGCCCTGCTGTTGTTGTCTATTGGCTTGGTCTTGACCAAACATGCTGGTTCCAGCGCCAACAATATTACCAACAGCGCTAGCTGTGCTTCCAACAATATTTCCTATAGCCGATGCTATTGCGCCCATATATTCTCCTAATGCCTGATTATCGTTTCTTGTAACAATTTAGTAAATACTTTGTCTATAGGTTTACAGCCTAAATACCTAAAAAGACTAGAATTATCCGTAGCAAACTTAGTGCTATATAAAACCAAATCCACTCCAATGCCCTTTAAGTAATCTTGGGCAAACTGAAATAACTTAATACCATTTCTGCCTTTACGATATTCAGGCTTTAAAAAGTAAATATCTTCATGCGCTGTAAGACAATTCTTAGAGTGCATATGAGGGGCTACAAAGTAAATAATATAGCCAACTAACTCATTTTTATCTTTTGCTGTAACAAAAACCAATTTACCCATGCGCCATAAGGCTTCATAGGCATCATAATCAAAATCATGAGGAAATTCTTTTAAAGTTTCAATTTCGTCATAATGGTCTTTGACTGCTATTTTAAAAGCAGGCAAATTATCTAACCAATTGTCTATTTTATAGGTAATCATTAATAAAGCCTAAACCAAGCAGTAGAGCTTGTGTAAATATAAGCAATTCCTTGACCACCAGATAATGAAGTAGCAGGATTATTTACGCTTTGTCCTGTATTAGGACTAATAGTTAATGAGGAAATAGCCTGATTTGTGCAAATTTGAGCTATTTGACCATCTAAAGCACCTGCTGGCAAAGTTACAGTAATGCCTGTTAAAGACCCAGTACCAGCTAAAATTAAAACAGAAAAAGTGCCAAAACTATAACTAGCGCTAGAAGTTGCAGAAACTTGGTTATAAGCCAAGGTCATGACACCTGTAGACTGTAAATAAATGCCTTGTAAGGTTGTAAAATAGCCTGTAGATGGAGTCGTAACGCCTATAGTAGTGCTATTAATAGTAGAAGCTGTAACTGCTATTCCAGAGTAATTTCCCCCTGTAGAGCCACCACCAACATTAAGAGTTGACACGCTTGGATTTTGAAGCCATTGTTGCCATGCAACAGTAGGCATCTTAGTCTTATCGTCTAAAAATGGCGTTTGAGGATAACTAATTTTGTAGCTTGAGGTAGTCAATTTTCACCTACCGATGCTTTTAAATTAGCAGAAACAATGACAAATTTGACAGGGTCAGAAGTAGAAACTTCATAAATTCTGTCTCTTGCCCACCCTAATCTGCGCCAAATAGCACGATTGTTGTATTTACCCTGCAGGCCTACCGAAGTCCAATTTTCTTTTGTCCATGTAGAACCACCATCACTAGACATTCTAAGCATGGCTTGAGGATTTGTGCCCTGCCCATTTGAAAGTCCAACTCCAGGCTGGAATTGTATTTGGAATTCTTCAAAATATTGTCGTTGTAAATCAGAAACAATATGAGGGCATCTACGCAATCTGCGTATTGCCACACCATTGTCTGTATATACGCTATTGTCTAAAGCGTATAAGTAACCATTTTGATAGTCACCAACAATGACCCTATTTTGAAAAACTGTAGAGCAGTTTGAACGATGGCGCTGAAAATTGCCATAAATATCAATTGACAGCCATTTATGCCAAAACTTAGTCGTTGCATCATAAACCCAAGTTAAATTTATAGAAGGAAAAGAGCAAACATAAAACTCATGACCCTCTATTTGGTATGTATAGGCTATAGCATCACTTATAGTCTGATTAACTAATGTATTTTCAACAGCATGAGTTGATATTCTTTGAGGCAAATAGCCTTCAAAAGCCATAAACATAGCTTGCCCACGAGCATTTTTGCTTAAAAAGGCAAAACTTCCAGCTATTCTTGATATTGAACCTTGTGCAGCACAACCAAATTGCGAATTTGAGCCAGGAATAATCTGAAAAGGAAATGGAAATAAACCAGCATCAGTCCAAATTTCTGATGTTCTGTCACCCATTAAATATATTTGTCGGTTATTAACCATTAAACCTACAAGATTATCTGAGCTACCAAATTTTGATGCAAAACTTAATTGTGGAGAAGCTGTAGATAAAGCATTAGTAGAGCCATATAATTGACTATTTCCACCTTTGCTATAAACCAAATAGTTATCGACAATATCTACAGTATTTGCGCCAGTAAAGCCGCCATCAGAGCTTGCAATAACAATAAAACTTGTTAAATTGCCATAAGTGTATGAATAACGATTTACGCCATCAACAACCATAGCTTGAATGTTATTGTCCTGAATTTGAACAAATCCAATATTGGTCGTTAAATAACCTAATATTGTTGCTGAAAAGTTGGCATCAATTAAATATACTGTATTTCCTACAACTGCCATAAAAGTATTACCATCAGGCGAAGTATGTAAAGCTCTAACAGGCGCATTATTTAAAGCATTAGATACTGTAGTCATTCCAGGCGTAGGATATAAAGCTATTACACCTCTAGCATCTTGTGGTTTTGTAGGGTCAATTTCAGGATACCAATTAATACATTCTTGGGCATCTTGATAAATAGATGGTGCTTCATAAGCTCCACCAACGAATCCAAAATCAGCCATTAGCCTGTAAACCCACCGTTAAGAATCCAGCCAGCATCTTTAGCTCTGCTAGATAACATAGAATCAGGGAAACTAGCAGTCATAACTGGTTTCATATTGGTGCGTTTTAAAGTTGACTTAGCTTGAGCCGCATAAGCATTAATCATAGTTATTTGAGTCTGAGAAGCCTTGCCATACATAGGCATTAATCTTTCGGCTAAACACCATCTAAGAGCCATTGAATAGCCCTGAGGAAAGGCTAAATTTTCATAAATATCATCATAAGTGCTAAAAATGGTTGAGGTAAATAAGTGCATTTCGCCTTGAGCAGGATTAGGCCATACAGTTAAATTGCCTGATTCTGCGCCAGCATTGTAATAAAGAGCTTTAGGCCATGGTCCATTTAAAGTCTTTAAACCAATTTGGTTGTAGTTTTCAAGCGCCAAAATAGCCACTTGATAATCCAAGCCACCACCATAAATAGGCTGACCATTACTGGTCGTATTAATCCGCACAAATGCCGAATCAATACCCAAAGGCTTCTGATAGTAAAGAGTAATTGGAATAGGCGTTACTGTAGCTGTCATAGCCCTGCTGGAGACTGTTTGGCTGGCACTTACTGTGTATGTACCAATTCCACCTGAAGCGCTTAAAACAGCAGTTATAGTCGTTCCTGAAGTAACTCCAGTTCCGCTAATAACTGCACCAGTTCCTAAGTAACCAGTAGAAATAGCAGTTACATTTAAAGTTGTACCAGAAATAGAACCTGTAAAGGCAGGAGCAGGAGTAGTTGCATCTACATTTAACCTATAAGTTCCAGCTTCATTAACATTTCCACCAGCGCCAGTTAAAAACTCAACGATTTTAGTAGCTACGCCAGAAATGCCAATTCCACTAAGGGTTTGCCCTAATGCTACTGCGCCAGTTGTTGCATTAGTTACAGTTAAGACTTTTCCTACAATCGAACCAGTAATTGAAGCGCCAATATAGTTTGCTGTGCTTGGGTCAGGACCAATCGTATATTGAGTTTGACCAGAAATAAGAGGAAATACAATTTCAGTTACATTGTAAATCATCATGCCTTCATTTGACCATTGGTCAATGATGTCATTAAGCATATCAAAAGCATCTTGAGCCGCATCAGCAGTTGGAACTTCACCAGCCTCCAATGCACCGATGTCTTTTAATGCTCTAGAAATAATATCAATTGGCGCTGTCATTTTTTACCTTAAATTTTCACATTAAATGTAGGCTTAACCCATGATTTTTTTATTACATCTTGCGTATTATTTAATTGCTTTTCTAAATTAGATTCAATAATACAAATATCATTTACAACAGATTCGGCTTTAATCCAATTAACTACATCTATTTCTGATGTTTGGTCAGTCATTTGATGTGTTTTATTTGCAAAAGTCCAAAATCCTTCTGTAGAAACAGAATCATTAACAACTCTATATTTTGCTTGACTAATAATATCGTTTTCAGCAAAAACATCAAGAATTTTCCAAATCATGCTATTACTGCTTCTTTCCAAGAAAGGGTAGCTTCGTCCCAATCATATAAGCCTTCTGGCTTTGGCGTAGGTGCTTCCCAAAGATAGCTTTCAGAGTTTAATGTCCAGCTAGGAAAAGGACTAGGTGCTGCAAAGCCTGTGCCATCATAAGTGTAACCAATGCCAGCATAGTTCTTATTTAAAGCTTTTTTGCCATCGGGCTGACCATCAATGCCGTAGTGAACACCACCTCTAGTGTTATAAGAAGTCTGAACCCAACCATGACCTAATACACCACTATCAATAAAGTCCTGTTCAGCAACAATGACTTGGGTTACTACTCCGTTTTCTACTTTTGCGAAATGCGACATTTTTGCTCCTTTAAGCTGTATATGTGCCACTACTGGTATAAGTTAATATTGTAAAAGTGCTATTTGTTGATACTGTTGGTGAACCTGTAGTTGTGCCTGTATAGCGAGCAGTTGGTATAGATAGAATTACAACACCGCTACCGCCAGCACCAGAAGGAACACTTACAGCGCTATTTCCAGCGCCACCAGCGCCTCCACCTGAACCTCGATTAGCAGTACCAGCAACTCCACTATTTTGATAAGCACC